GATCAACACAAATATTTGTTACAAATCTTTCTGGAGTTGCCATAGGAAATTCTATTAGTGTTGGAGCTGCAATTACAAATGCTCCTATTGTTGGTTTAGGTGCAACATTTATTACTATTGGAACTGGAAGTACAATATCTTCTACAATTTCAGTAGGAACTGCCGTTACAATATCTCGTATAAATTTTGGATTGTCTGTCGTCGGTGTAGGCACAACATTTATTACTATTGGAACCGGAAGTACAATATCTTCTGCGATTGAAATTGGAGAAGTCATGAGATTTAACAATGTTTCTTCATTAATTGCTGGTACAAATATTATAATATCTCGTATAAATCGTGGATTGTCTGTTGTCGGTGTAGGTACAACATTTATTACTATTGGAACCGGGAGTACAGTATCTTTTGCAATTGGAATTGGAACTGTTTTAGAATTCACGACTATTTCTTCTTTAATTACAGGAAGTCCAGTAAATTTTAGCAACTTATTATTTACAAATGATATAATATCACCAAATAAATTGTTTCCAGGAACAATTAAAAAAGACAATATAATTTCTTATGCAACAGGAAGTACCGTAGATCCTTTTTATGGAAAAGTTATATCTGTAGGAGAATCGTCAATTCAAATTGGTGGAGTAATTGATCCTTTAGGTCCTTCTATTGAAATTGCAGAGGTTCCTGGAGTATGTGTTGGTGAATTTCCAACTTCATTACTTTCAGTTTCAGATTTAAAAGTATTGGGAACTAATTTAGCATCTTCATCAGATAATACTTTATATACAAAACTTCCAAAAAATAATATTTCTTCAGTAGAATTAACAAATGCTGTTTTATCTATTAGAAAATCTTTTAATGTCAATATTATATCTAATCAGCTTTCTTCTTCAGTTGTTGCAGGAGAAAATGAAACATTTTTACCTTTTGATGAAGAAAGATATTCATTAATAAGATCTGATGGTTCTACCGAACTGTTAACGTCAGATAGGTTTTTGTTTCTTAGTGGTGGGACAGAACTTCAAATTTTTAATTTGGGTTCTAACGATGCCGGAGCAAGACTAACAACGACCATAAGAAAAATTAAACCAAAAGCAAAACAAAAAATAAAAAATAGAGTTAATAGTGTTATTATCAATAAATCAATAAATGCAGGGTCTGGTGTTGGAGCAACAACATTGGACGATGGTCTTACATATGGAAATTATGCTTTTGGAACTAGAGTACAAGACAAAAATATTTCATTAAATGTACCTGATGTTATTGAAATTCATGGTATTTTTGAATCAGCAGATACTGAGAATCCTTCTGCACCAAAAATGGTTTTTTCAAATCTTAATGGACCAACCAATACAACCTCTGATTTAATAATTGGAGAAGAAATTGTAGGAGAAGGTGGAGGTCCTATTGGTATTGTTGCAGAAAGATTAAGTGCAGTACAAATATCCTTTATTCCAAAAAATGAAAATACTTTTAGAGAAGGACAATCTGTATATTTTAGAGAATCTAAAATTCAAGCAGTAATTGTTGCTTTAGATTCATCAAGTTTTAATATTTCTTTTAACTATACATTTTCATCTGGACAAAAAGGATCTTTTTATGATTATGGGACAATTAAAAGAAAATCAAATGCAGTGGAACCGAATAAAAAAATAATAGTTTATTTTACAAGTGGTTTTTATGGTTCTTCGGATGATGGTGATATTACAACAATAAACTCATATAGCACATTTGATTATGGATCTGAGTTATCGGTTGTTGATAGTAACAGTATATCAGATATTATTGATATCCGACCAAGAGTTTCTCCTTATACAGTTTCTGAGAATGCAAGGTCACCTTTTGAATTTTTAGGAAGAACTTTCAATTCTTCTGGCAACTCTGCAGCAAATATTCTTGCATCAGATGAACAAATTTTGACTGATTTTTCTTTCTATCTGGGGAGAATTGATAGAATTTTCTTAACAAAAGATGGAAAATTTATAGTTAAATATGGAACTCCAGCAGAAAGTCCCCAAAAACCAGATTCTGTGGACGACGCTCTTGAGATAGGCGTTATTACGTTCCCACCATATACATATTCAACGTCACAAATATCTCTTCAATTTTTAGAACATAAAAGATATCGAGCGGTAGATATTAGACAACTTGAAAATAGAATTAAAAATTTAGAATATTATACTTCACTATCTTTGCTTGAAACAAATACTGCCAATCTCTTTGTTCCAGATTCTGCAGGATTAAATAGATTTAAATCTGGATTTTTTGTAGATAATTTTACCACAATATTAGCACAAGAAACTAGTATTGAAATTAAAAATAGTATAGATGGAAAAAATAAAGAATTAAGACCAGCACATTATACGAGTTCTGTTGATTTGAGTTTTGGTCCAGTACAAAACGTAGATCCAACATTTGATCTAGCATTTTCTCCAGTTGAAGGAGTTAATGTTAGAAAAACTAGTGACATTATTACTTTGGATTATGCGGAGGTTTTGTGGTTACAACAAACTTTTGCAACAAGATCGGAAAGTGTTACTCCTTTTCTGATTAGTTTTTGGCAAGGTACATTAGAATTAACTCCGGCATCTGATACCTGGGTAGATACTGTAAGAACTGAAGCAAAAATTATCAATACACAAGGAAATTATGCAGAAACTCTTGCCCTTGTAGGAAGAACTCTTAATGTTGACCCACAAACAGGGTTTTCTCCTACAACTTGGAATTCTTGGGTTGATAATTGGATAGGACAAGAAATTACAGAAACAACAAGAACAACAGTTAATAATGTTGGACCAGCAGATGTTCCAAAACCTGATTGGGGTAATGACGGTGTACCACGACCAACTTTTGGTACAGTAGATGCCTCAACTACTATTGAAGAAACACTTAGAGAAGTTAAGGATACTGGAATATCAAACAGATCTGGTGTTAGAACAATAATTACTGAACAATTTGATACAACATCTGTTGGTGATAGAACCGTAAGTAGAGATGTTATTGCGTCTATGAGATCTCGTAATATTCAATTTATTAGTAAAAAATTAAAGCCACTTACTCAAATTTATGCATTCTTTGATAACATTGATGTAACGAAGTATTGTGTTCCTAAATTATTAGAAATCAATATGCTTTCTGGTGTATTTCAAGTTGGAGAAACTGTGGTTGGAAAAGTTGGATCTACTGGATTAGGACCGATTTCATCTTCACCTGTAGAAATAAGATTTAGAGTATCGCAATCAAATCATAAAGAAGGTCCATATAATTCTCCAAACACAACATTTTCACAAAATCCATATACAAATCAAACATTACAACCAAACTATTCTTCAACATCAAATATTTTAAACGTTGATACTTTCTCTTTATCAAATGAACCTCAGGGAACTTTCAGTGGATATGTAGAATCCGGAATGGAGCTTGTTGGGCAAACGAGTGGAGCTCAAGCTATAATTACAAATATAAAACTTATTCCAGATGTATCATCAACGTTAATAGGAAGTTTCTTCATTCCAAATCCCAATATAGGTATTCATCCTAGATTTCAAGCAGGAAATAAAACTTTTACATTAGTGAATAATGACCTAAACGATCAGAATCTTGCTTCAACAATTGCTGAAGAAGGATTTTTATCAAGTGGAATTTTAGAAACTGTTCAGGAAAATATTATATCAATTAGAAATGCTAGAATTGAAAACAAACAAGAATTTGAAGAAAGATCTCTTTCACGAACTACCGGAACTCAGGTTGTTGGTAGTAGAGTTATTGCACAAACACAAAGACAAGGAATTATTGGATGGTATGATCCCCTTGCACAATCATTTTTAATTGATGATGAAGTTGGACTTTTCTTAACTAGGTGTGATGTTTTCTTCAGATCTAAAGATGATATGGATATTCCAGTAACGTTCCAACTAAGAACGATGCTAAATGGATTTCCAACGCAAAATGTTATTCCATTTTCAGAAGTTGTTATTGAACCTAATCAGGTTCAAACATCTGGTGATGGATCAATTGCTACACCAATAAGATTTAAAGCACCCGTCTATCTTGAAGGTGGTAAGGAATATTGTATGTGTTTGGCATCAAACTCTACAAAATATAGTGTTTATATTTCTAGAATTGGAGAAACTGATCTCTTAACTCAATCATTTATTTCCAATCAACCATATTTGGGATCACTATTTAAATCTCAAAATGCCTCTACTTGGGAAGCAAGTCAGTGGGAAGATCTTAAATTTAATCTTTATCGTGCAGATTTTATAGATTCTGGAACCGTAGAAGTTTATAGTCCAGAACTTTCTAGAGGTAACAAGCAAATTGCACAATTGATGCCAAATTCACTTAACTTTACTTCTAGAAAAATTAGGCTTAGTTTAGGAGCAAACCTTACTGATGGTTTTTTAACTCTTGGAAATACTGTTTTACAATCCGGAACAAATGCATCTGGTAATTATGTAGGAAGCGCGGGAGCTGCAACAGATACATTAAATATAATTAATGCTGGCATTGGATATACCCCATCGTCTGGTGAGCAACTTTTTACTGGAATTAGTTTACAAACAATTACTGGTAGTGGTAGAAATGCAGTTGGTTCAATTTTAATAAATGGGGGGAAGGTAATTAATGCAGATATTACTTCTGGGGGGACTGGATATCAAATTGGAGATGTGCTTGGAATTTCCAATATTGGAGCAACAAATGTTGGTATAAATGCAAGATTATCAGTTAAAAGTGTCATTGACATTAATCAAATTATATTAGATAATGTTCAAGGAGAGTTTGTTGTTGGTGCTGGTAAATCGATTACATACATTAAATCTGGCGTTGGAGAAATAAATTTAAATGGAACTACTGTTTTGGTTAATGAAATAATTACTGAAACTGATGGACTGCACGTTAAAGTAGATCATAGAAATCATGGAATGTATTCTAGGGATAACTTAGTTACAATTTCTAATGTAAAATCGGACATTAATCCAACTAAATTAACTGCACAATTGGCAGCAGATTTTACGGGATCAATATCTGTTGATGACTCTAGTGCTTTCTCTGCTTTTGAAAATGTCGGTGTTGGTACTACTAATCCTGGATATGCAATCATTGGTAATGAAATTATTTCTTACACTTTGGTATCTGGAGCATCAATTTCTGGAACCATTGTCAGAGGGTTAGAAGGATCCACACCAAAAACACATCCTATTGGAACCCAAATACATAAGTATGAAATAAATGGAATTTCTTTGAGAAGAATTAATAAAACACATGATTTAAATAATGTAACCGTTTCAAATCCAATTACTTTTGATTCTTATGATATTAAAATTGACGGATCTATTGATGGTGTTAATAGAAGTGTCGGAACTAGTTTCCCAGTTCTTTATGCAAATCAAACAAAATCAACTGGTGGAAATAATATTGCAGCAACACAAAATATGCCATTTGAAATTATTACCCCAATGGTTCATAATGTAACTGTGCAAGGCACTTCATTAAGTGCTGAAGTAAGAACTATTACTGGTTCTAGTATTAGTGGAGATGAAGTTTCGTTCCGTAATAATGGATTTGAACCAATCACAATTAATATTCCTAATTATTTAAGCAGTACAAGAATTATTGCATCAAAAGTAAATGAAAGCAATAAATTATCCAATTTAAAGGGTAATAGGTCAATAAATATGAGATTAAGACTTGACACTGTTAATTCAAAAGTTTCACCGGTTTTAGACACTCAAAGAATTAGTGCAATTTTAACTTCAAATAGAGTAAATAGTGCAATTAGTAACTATGCAACCGATGCAAGAGTAAATTCAATAGATCCAGATCCATCGGCATGTCAATATATTTCAAAAGAAATTACTTTAGAAAGTCCAGCATCTTCTATTAAAATCATATTAGATGCTTATATAAATCTTTATCATGACATTCGTGCATTTTATGCAGTTAGTGAAAATAACAATTTTAATCCAATCTTTATTCCATTTCCTGGATATAAAAATATTAATGCAGAAGGAGAAATTATTGATATTAAAGATAGCGATGGTTCATCTGATAAATTTGTTTCTTTATCAAACTCTATCGGATTTGCTTCCCCAGAATTAGATTATAAAGAACGCACCTTTACTGCAAATATACAAGCACCATTTAGATCATATAGGATTAAACTTATTATGACATCAACTAACCAAGTTTATGTTCCTAGAGTAAGAAATCTGAGAGTGATTACACTTGCCTAATATGGACTATATTAAAGTGAAGGGACATGATAACTTACTCCGAGATCCCAAAACAAATTCTATCATTAACACTAATATGTCTGAATACAACGGATACATTTCTAGGAGGGACTCTAAATTAAAAGAGACTGAAAAAGTACAAAATCTTGAATCTGATGTTGCTAATATGAAAGAAGATCTGAATGAAATTAAATTTTTACTTAGGAGGTTAATTAATGAATCCTGATGACATAATTCTTGAAAACTTAAACAAAAGTTTTGAATACATTAAGTTTACCAGTCAAATAGATACTATTAATAATGTTGAAGATCTTAGAAATCTTGCAAAATGTTATTTTAAACTGTATCTTAAGCAGCAAGAAGTTCTTGCAAAGTTTCCAATACTTTAATCATAAATATTTCTAAAGGAAAATAGTAAATGGCGCAACCATCAACTAGACAGGAACTTATAGATTACTGTAAAAGAAAACTAGGCGCGCCTGTACTTGAAATTAATGTTGCAGATGAACAGATTGATGATTTGGTTGATGATGCAATTCAATTTTTTCAAGAAAGACATTTTGATGGAGTTTATCCTGCTTTTTTTAAATATAAAACAACAGCAGCAGATATTTCTCGTGGTACAGCAGTAGTAGGATCTAATAATGTCGTTGGAATTGCAACAACTACTGTAACAACAAGTATTGTTGGAACAGCAACAACTTTTTCATATACAGAAAATAGTAATTATATTCAACTTCCTCCTAATGTTATTGGTGTAAATAAAATTTTTACATTTGATGGAGCTAATACTTCAAGAGGTATGTTTAGTATCAAATATCAAATGTTCTTAAATGACATTTATTTTTTAGGAGCTACAGAGCTCTTAAATTATTCAATGGTTAAAACATATTTGGAAGATTTAGATTTTCTTCTAAATACACAAAAACAAATTCGATTTAATAAAAGACAAGAAAGATTATATTTGGATATTGATTGGGGGGTTATAAAAGAAAATGATTATTTTGTTATCGATTGTTATTCAACATTAGATCCAAATGATTATGCTAGAGTTTATAATGATTCCTTTATTAAACCATACCTAACTTCATTGATCAAACGTCAGTGGGGACAAAATATGATGAAGTTTACTGGAGTTAAACTTCCTGGTGGAGTTGAATTAAATGGAAGACAAATGTATGATGATGCACAGAAGGAATTGGATATGCTTATGGAAAAAATGTCCAATACGTATGAACTTCCACCATACGATATGATTGGTTAAACTATGCTTAACCCATTTTTTCTTCAAGGATCTAAATCAGAACAAGGTCTAATTCAAGACCTTATAAATGAACAACTGCGAATGTATGGTGTTGAAGTTCATTATCTTCCAAGAAAATATATAACAGAAAAAACTATAATGCGGGAGGTTATTGAATCCGCATTTGATCGTTCATATCCAATTGAAGCATATGTTGAAAACTTTGATGGATATGGTGATAATACCACAATCTTATCAAAGTTTGGTATTCAAGCACTTAATGAACTAACAATTGTAATATCAAAAGAAAGATTTGAAGAGTACATAACACCCCTAATTAAAGATCATGCAAATATTAAGTTATCTACAAGACCTAAAGAAGGAGATTTAATTTATTTTCCTCTTGGTGATAGATTATTTGAAATTAAATTTGTTGAACATGAGCAACCCTTTTATCAACTTCAAACAAATTATGTTTATACTTTAAAATGTGAACTGTTTAGGTATGAAGATGAAGTTATTGACACTGGGATTGATTTCATTGATAATGTTCTTTCTGGGAGTTCTGAAAGTGGCATCTCAACAATTTCTCTTGGCAGAACACAAAAACTGAATATGATAGGTGCTGGAGTAACAGCAACTGCTATTATCACAATTGTAAATGGTGGTATAAGATTCTTTACTGTTACAAACAGAGGTGGTGGATATACACATGCACCACGAGTTTCGATATCTTCAGCACCTTCTGGAGGAGTGACTGGCATTGGATCTGTAACAATGATTGGTGGAATTGTTGTTTGTGCGGATAATATAGACCCAAAAGCAAAATCAGTTCAATCAGTAGAAGTTATTAATCCTGGTGCAGGGTATACGGTTGCTCCTAAAGTATTGTTTTTTGGAGATGGAGTTGGAGCAGCTGCTACAACAACTATTGGAAATGGTGTTGTTGGAATAATTACTATAACAAATGGTGGTGGTGGATATGTTGGCATTCCTACAATTACATTTACTGGTATTGCAACAGTATCTGCTGCTGCGACTGCTATAGTAAGTGCAGCAGGAACAATTACTCAAATTAGAATTACAAATGCTGGATTAGGATATACTACATCACCAATTATTACTATTGAGAACCCACCACAAATTGTTGGTGTTGGAACTTTTGTCTTTAACGAAATTGTGACAGGTTCTACAAGTGGAACAACTGCAAGAGTTAGATCTTGGAATGTTATAACTAATGTATTAGAAGTTGCAACAGTTTCTGGATCATTTACACCAGGAGAATCCATTGTTGGAACCGCATCAAGTGCTTCAAGAAAACTTAGATCTATTGATATTTTTGCAATTGAAGATGGATATTCTGATAATAGTGATATAGAAACAGAGGCAGAAGATATTATTGATTTTAGTAGCACTAATCCATTCGGAATGCCATAGTATAAATATTAGTTATAACTTGGGTAACCAATAGCATCGGAACTTAAAAAATGTTTGAATATTTCTATCACGAAATTTTAAGAAGAACTGTAGTTTCTTTTGGTTCTTTATTTAACGAAATTAACATTAAGCATACAGATAATTCTGATAATGTGAAAAGTGTAATTAAAGTTCCACTTGCATATGGACCTACACAGAAATTTCTTGCAAGATTGGAGCAATCTCCAGATTTAAGTAAACCGGTTCAAATTACATTACCAAGAATGTCATTTGAATTTACTGGATTAACTTATGATCCAACTCGCAAATCTACAACAACACAAACTTTTCTTGTAAAATCTTCAACTGACGGAACTGAAACTAAAAAAGCATATCTTCCAGTTCCATACAATATGCAGTTTGAGTTAAGCATTATGTCCAAATTGAATGATGATGCACTTCAAATTATTGAGCAAATTTTACCATATTTTCAACCATCATATTCAATGACACTTGAGTTGGTAGATATTATTAATGAAAAAAGAGACGTTCCTGTAGTTCTTGAAAATATTACGATGCAGGATGATTATGAAGGTAACTTTACTACACGAAGAGTTCTTATTTACACATTAAGGTTTACTGCTAAAACTTATCTCTTTGGTCCTATTTCTTCTGCAACAAAAGATGTTATCAAAAAAACTTCTGTTGGATATGTTTCTGGAGATAGTAAAAGCACGACAAGAGATGTTATTTACACAACATTACCAAGATCTATTAAAAATTACACTGGTACAGTACTAACTACTTTGTCAAAGGATATTACTAAAGAAGATACTTTAATTACAGTCAACAGTGCAGCATCTATTGTTAAGGGTGTGTATTTGGAAATTGAAGGAGAAGAAGTATATGTAACACTCGTAACTGGAAACGTTCTTACAGTTGAAAGAGGTAAAGATGGGACACCAATTACATCACATCTTTCTGGAGCACAAGCTAAATCAATTACTACAGAAGATGACTTGTTAATTGAAGAGGGTGATGATTTTGGATTTAGTGGATCTATAGAATGAAAATGACAAAAAAATTTGATAAACTCAATGAAACTTTTAATGTAGATGGTGATATAATTTCTATAGATGTGAAATCTGAAACAATAACAGAAAAAATAGAGAAGGTTGCACTAGTAGTAGATGATGTTAAAAAAGATTACGATTATACTAGAGGAAATTTATATTCTTTAATAGAAAAAGGACAAGAAGCAATTAATGGAATTCTTGAATTAGCACAAGAATCTGAGATGCCCCGTGCATATGAAGTTGCTGGACAACTCATTAAAAGTGTAGGTGACATTACAGATAAACTATTAGATCTTCAAAAGAAAGTAAAAGATATTGACGATGACAAACCAAAAGGTCCAACCACAGTTAATAATGCACTTTTTGTAGGATCAACTGCAGAACTAGCAAAGCTTTTAAAGCAACAACAACTAGATAATGAAGACATTCAAACAGTTTAGAGAAGAGTGGACTAATAAATATAAAAAAGATATTGATTACTGAAATCCAAATGGCATATGAAGATGTTGTAAATGAAGAAGGTCTTCGTGATTGGTTTGGTAAGTCTAAATCAAAGGATGGAAAACCTGGTTGGGTACAATCAGATGGGTCTCCATGTGCTAATGAACCTGGTGAAACCAAAACTCCTAAGTGTTTCTCACGAGATAAATTAGCAAGTATGAGTAAAGGTGAAGTAGCATCTGCAGTAAGAAGAAAAAGAGAAAAAGATCCAGGGCAGCAATCAAAATCAGGTTCTGCATCACCAACTTATGTTTCCACCGATTCCCCAACAAAGAAAATGAAAGAAGAATTTTTTAAAGAAAATCATAAAGCAATTGCTTCTGGAAAAGAAAAAGATGAAGAAGGATATATGGCAAGTACCGAGATGGATACAATTGATAGTGCTGTTAAAAAATTAAGAAAAATTATCAAAAAGGGTGACACACAATTACCTGCCTGGGTTCAATCTAAAATTACCAAAGCAGCAGATTATATTGATACTGCGGCAGACTATTTGGATAGTAATGAAATGTCTGAAGAATCTGACAAAAAAACTAAAGGTAGTGGAACTAAAGATGCTTGTTATACTAAAGTAAAATCAAGATATTCAGTTTGGCCTTCAGCATATGCATCAGGAGCACTTGTAAAATGTCGTAAAGTTGGTGCTGATAATTGGGGTAATAAATCAGAAGAAGTAGAAATATCTTTAGTTGAAAAAATACTTGGTGAAGAAAAGTGTGGTAAAGGAATGTATTGGTGTAATACAAATAAAGAATGTAAACCTCTACCAAAAGGGTTTGATGTTCCTGGACAAAAAATCAAACCAACTGAGGTTGGTATTGGGAAACCAGTAGAAGGGTCTTGTAGTAAAACAAAAAAAGGAAAGGATTGCCCAGTACACGGAATGGATGAGTGTCCAATGAGTGTCGATGAGGCATGTTGGAAAGGATATAAGAAAAAAGGTATGAAAACTATGTTTGGTAAAAAATATCCAAATTGTGTAAAAGTAGAAAATGTTAAAATTGAAGAATCAGTTCGTATTCCAGCAAAAACAGGTAATATTATTTCGGTGATGTTTAATTGGAGAGGTAAAACTTATGGAACAAAAATATTCTTCCCACAAATAGGCATCCCAACTAGAAAGAATGTTGAGTATGAAATTAAAAAAATTTACCCTGATTGTAGAATTTTGACTTTTAAAGTTTCTGAATTTGTTCCAGGACAACCATTAATTTATGTTAATAAATCTGTGAATGAAGAAATTGAAATAGAAGAGGGTGCTGCTTGGACTAAAAAGTCTGGTAAAAATTCTGAAGGTGGTTTAAATGAGAAGGGTCGTAAATCTTACGAAGCAGATAATCCTGGAAGTGAT